CAGCTTCGTCAAGTCCGAGGTCGATCCGATGCTGCGCGATGTCCGCGCGTTCGAGCCGGTCAAGCTGGCGACAGCGGCTGAGGACACGCTCAAGCTCAAGCAGTTCGTCGGGTCGGTGTGGCACCTCTTGGGAGGCAAGGCGGCTCGCGCGTACCGCCGGATCACTGTAGCCGTTGTGTTGCTCGACGAACTGGATGGCTTCGACCAGCAGATCGAGAAATCGTCCGACCCGGTCACGCTCGCTCGTGGTCGCTTGGAGGGCGCGCCGTTCCCGAAGCTGATCGCCGGATCTACGCCACGCATCAAGGGTCTATCGCACACCGACCACCGGTACAGCCAGGCTGGCGCGCAGATGGCGTACCACATCACGTGTCCGCACTGCGGTGCCGAACATCCGCTGCTTTGGACCGAAAGGCGCAGCCGCCATGGCCTGAAGTGGAATCCCGACGATCCGACCGATGTGTGGCACAGCTGTCCGCACTGCGACCGCGCCATCACGCAGGCAGACTATCTGCGCCTGGCGCGCACGGGTCAGTGGGTCGATCTCAACGGCCGCTACCGATATGGTCGTGACAGGATATGGCGAGACAGCGATGGCGNCCCGTGTCAGCCGCCGGATCATGTCGGTGCGCACGTATGGACCGCATACAGCCCGCAGCGCGCGTGGACTGACATCATCCGCGAGTTCCGCGAAGCCTATGCCAAGCAGAAGTCCGGCGACCCCGGTCCGATGCAAGGCTTCGTGAATGAGACGCTTGGCGACGTGTGGGAGCAGGCCGGGGAAAAGCTCGAGAGCAACGAGCTTCGCACGCGCGCTGAGCCGTACAAGCTGCGCAAGGTGCCGATGGGCGGTCTCATCCTGGTGGCCGGTGTTGACGTCCAGGATAACCGATTCGAGATCGTCGTGTGGGCGATCGGGCGGGGCTTCGAGATGTGGCCGATCGACTACGTCGTGCTGCGGGCGAACCCCGGCCTGGCGGCAGACTGGGACAAGCTCGACGCCTATCTGTCCACCCGCTTCCCTCACGAGGGCGGTCAGCGCCTGAGTATTGACGCAGTGGCGGTCGATTCGGGCGGCCACTTCACGCACTTCGTCTATCAGTTCGCCGCGGCTCGCGCGGCGCGCCGGATCTTCGCCATCCGTGGCGAGCCACGCGACGGGCAGCCGATCGTAGCCGGCTCAAGTCTCGTGGACATCAACGCCGCCGGAAAGATCATCAAGGGCGGCGTGCGCTTGTGGCGGGTGGGCACGGATACCGCGAAGGATCTGCTGTTTGCCCGGTTCAAGGTCGATCGTCCGGGCCCCGGGTACGTGCATTTTTCCAGTGAGTTGCCGGGCGACTTCTACGAGCAGATCACCAACGAGCACCGCGTCGAGCAGGTGACATCCCGCGGAAAGGTCTATCGCTGGGTCAAGAAGACTTCTTCGGCGCGGGTCGAGGTTCTCGACTGCACCGTGTATGCACTCTTTGCTGCGCACCGGATGGATCTTCACCGATACACCGACGCCATGTGGGATCGCCAGCAGATGGCAGTGTGTCCGCCCACGGCAGACCTCTTCGAGCAGCCGGCTGACGTCGAGCCGCTCGCTCCGTTTGACTCGGAGGGCGCGATCGAGGACATGGCCCCGCAGCAGCCGCCTGTTGCAGTCATACCGGCACGCCCGCAGGGTCGCCGTATCCGTGGAGCCATTGCATGAAAAAGGACTCGAGTAGCGATGTCGTTCTGCGCTTCCTCGAAATCATTGCCGATTGCGTGGGCGGACTGGAAGAGCAGGCCGCACGCCAGATCGAGGATCAGATCCGGCAGGAGTTCGGGGGTGATGAGCCGTACATCGCCCGGGTTAGATGGACCGACCTGGCCGAACGCGACGCCGCGATCCGCGCGGAGTTGGCTGCAGGTCGGACTGAGCGCGAGGTCTGCGTGCGCTTTTGCGTCGGCAAGGGGACCATCCATCGGATCAAGAACGCCGGTTAAGCCGTGCCCCGCTTTCCCCTGATCGCGGGGCACACGGCCTCGTATCGTCGAGCCTGACCTCACACCGGCAAAGTCATGGCAATCGACCTCACCACCGCACAGCAGCAGCTCCAACGCTACCTGGACGCCGAGACCGCCGTCCTGCTCGGGCAGGAGCACCGGCTTGGCGATCGCACCTTGCGCCGGGCCGACCTCGACTCGATCCGCGAAGGGATCAGGTACTGGTCGTCGCAGGTCGATTCCCTCAAGGCTGGTGGTGCGCGCGGCCCGCGCATCTTCGGCGTGACTCCAGGCTAATCATGGCACGCACGATCACTCTCGGCCGCACCAAGCTCGACGTTCGATGGACGCTGCTCGACCGCGTCATCGAGCACTTCGCGCCGATTCGCGCTGCGCAGCGCCTGCAGGCCCGCGTCGGCCACGCGATGATGGCCAGCGGCTACAACGGGGCCAGCCACACGCGCCGCAGCCTTGCCGGGTGGAACCCGCTGCCGGGCTCTGCTGACGATGACACCATTGCCGACCTGCACACCCTGCGCGCCAGAACGCGCGACCTCGATCGTAATGCGCCGGTCGCGGGCGGGGCAATCAACACCACCGTCACCAACACCATCGGCACCGGCTTGTCGGTGCAGCCACAGATTGACCACATCAAGCTTGGGATGTCGGAAGAAGATGCATCCCGGTGGCAGGACGAAACCAACCGCGAGTTCCTGCTGTGGGCCGAGTCGGTTAACTGCGACGTGACCCGCACGCTGAACTTCTACGGCCTGCAGTCGCTGGCCTTCCGCTCGGCGCTCACCTCCGGCGACGTTTTTTCGGTGCAGACCAGTGTGTCCCGCCCGGGCAGTGTCATCCCGCTTGCGATACAGCTGGTGGAAGCGGATCTGGTATGTAACCCGGACTGGAAGCCCGACACCGAGACAATGGTTCAGGGCGTCGAGCTTGAACCGAGCGGTGCGCCCGTTGCGTATCACATCGCCAGCGCTCACCCGACGCGACGCGGTCGGCGCCAGCCGATCACATGGCGGCGCCTCGAGGCCTTCGGGCGCAAGACAGGTCGCCGCAACGTGTTGCATCTTTTCGATCGCCGCAGGCCTGGGCTGACGCGCGGCGTGCCTTTCCTGGCGCCGGTCATGGAGCCGCTCAAGCAGCTTGAGCGCTACACCGACGCTGAGCTGATGGCGGCGGTGGTCTCGGGGATGTTCACCGTCTTCATTCACTCAGAGTCTGCTGCTGCGATCATGCCCAGTGCGCAGATCTCCGGCGCTGCCGGTGCCACGCCAGCCGCTGGAGCCACCCTTGGCACGCAACTCGGAAACGGACTGGTGGTCGAGCTCAACCCCAACGAGCGCATCGAGACGGCAAACCCCGGCAGGCCGAACGCACAGTTCGACCCGTTCGTCACCGCGATCATCCGCCAGATCGGCCTGCTGCTCGAGATCCCTTACGAGATCCTCGTCAAGCACTACCAGTCGAGCTACAGCGCCGCGAAGGCAGCCATGAACGACGCATGGAAGTTCTTTCGGGCTCGCCGCGACTGGATGGCCACGTACTTCTGCCAACCTATCTACGAGACGTGGCTCGAAGAGTCGATCGCACGAGGTCGCATCGTTGCGCCGGGCTTCTTTGCTGACCCATCGATCCGCCGCGCCTGGTGCCGTGCAACGTGGGTGGGCGACGGCCCTGGCTCGCTCGACCCGCTGAAAGAAGCGCTCGCGGCGCGCGAGCGGACTGAGCTCACCATTAGCACGCTTGCGCAGGAATCCATCCTGCACGACGGCGGCGACTGGAACGCCAAGGTTCGCCAGCGTGGCCGCGAAGAGGCCATGCGACGTGCCGCAGGGCTCGGCCCCACGGTGGTCGCTGCCGCGCAGGTCGCTGGCNATCAGGTTGCCGACACACAGACACAAAACGCGGCGGCTTCGGCCTACGCCGACACCTACAAATCAGCAACGCTATAGGAACTGCCATGCCCAATGCCGTGATCATGCGCCGCAGNGTCACCGCCCCCTTCGGGAAGTTCGAAGAGGGCGCCGTTGTCACCGGCTACTCTGATTCGCAACTCAACCTGCTTATCGAGAGCGGCGCCGCGCTCCCCATCGAGGTCGCCGAAGGTGGTGAGCTGGTCCGCGCCGTGACGGGCCCGGGTGGGGGGATTGAACTCTTTGCGGGCGGAGAGCCCGTTTTGGCAGGCGGAAATGTGCAGCGCATCCGCCGCGTGACCGATTTCTATGACAATCAGGATGCTGCTGCGGTGACGTTCGCGGTCGGGGCGAACGGGGAGTCAGCAGGGTTCAATACCTCTATCGGTAACGCCGGTGAGACGCCCTACGGACGCCGCGCAGTGCGACTTACTACCGCTGCTATCAATGGATCGTTCGCCGAGGTTACGGTAAAGCAGGTAAATAACCCGTATCTGCAGAACCTGGCACACATTGACCCGGCGATGCCGTTTGTCATCCTGATCGCGCCGCACACGACAAACAACGGTTCGCACCTGAAACTTTCCCTGACTGCGACCGATGCTACGGACGCGGGGAACGCGCGTGTGCACGGCGATATCTATATCGACAACCTTCATTTCAATGGTGAGCAGCAGGCTGTAGTGGCTTTCCAGTACGACATGCGATCTATGCGCGGAGCTGGGAGCGGAATTGATCTAACCGCGACGCTTAGACGCCTCCGCCTGCAAGCCTTCCAGGAAGGTACAAGCGGGATCACCGACATCACGATCCTCGGCGTCTATCAGGTGGTTGAAAAGCCGATGCTTCACATCGGATTAGATGATGGGCTCAAATCGGTCTATGACTACGCGTACCCCGTGCTGCGCGACCGCGACCTGATTGCGTCAGTAGCCGTCATGGGGGCTGATGTCGAGAAAACACCGGCGGCGCGGAAGGCTTATGGAAACCTCCCGCTGATGATCAAGCCGGAGCTTGACGAGCTGATCGACGCGGGGTGGGAAATGACGGTACACGGCAAG